GAACCCATTCCAAGTGAAGGGGATTTCTTGCGCTTAATTTGCTTGACGGGCATAAAATTTGGTGTGGGACGGGGAGGGGGTATATAGGTAACACCCACCCCCCTCTTGGGGGTCCTGGTACCCCGTGGTCCTATGCATTGAACTGCCATCCATTGGTTCCTGATCCATTGGACTCGGATGCATAGAAGTGTTACTTCCCTCCTCCGAAAGCTCCGAGTAGGGCTCCGCTTACCGATAGCTCCTTTCCACCTTTGCCTGTGTGTTCCAATTGAGCACGGGCTACGTAGCCTCGGGTTCTTTCCAGTAACCATGCGGAGCCTTGCCATCCGGGACCGCAGGAACGGACGACTGAAGATAACTCCACTTCTCCATTGAATCGGGCTTGTTCCAGTTCTGCTGCGAAAGCCGGGTTCCTGGCGAGGTAGCTTTGCCAGCCGGATCCGTTGTTCCAGAACCCACAGCCAATCGCGATGCGTTCCAAAGGAATCCCAAGGCGAGCGGCTTCAATCGCTTTTTTTGTGACTTCAGTGGAAAGGACTTTAAGGGGCCTCCCAATCTTAGCCTTGGGCTTCTCCGTGACCGTAATTTCCTTCGTTTCCTTCACCTTGGCCATGCCCCCTTCCTAGCCTCTTGGAAGCAACTCGCCACTAAAAACCAGCAACTCGCCCCTTTTTTGTGGGCGAAAGTTGCCCAGTGTCTTAAATAGTCGGCTCCAATGAAAAACGCCGCAACGACCGCAACGACCGCAACCACCACCGAGAAGCCCTTCGCTTCCTTCACCAATGTAGGATGGTTCCGACCCGGAACTTTTGTTCCCATTGCAACCATCAGCCCGACGCCCGACTGGGTTCCGGGAGTGACGGACTCCCATCACGGAAATCATGAAATCCTTTCGGGCACCGAGAAAGATTGCTGGTGTATGGTTTTCGTTCGCTTTGGTGCGGGCGACGGCCTGCCTCCCGGCGATTGGCTGATTTACTACCGGTACGACGACGACGATGGAACTCATGATCACCAACTCTGCGTTGCAGCCCGCATCACCCCGCAGTGACCGGATCCGGTGACTTCCGCTGGGAGTCATCTGGTCTGGTCATTGTGGCCAGTGTTTCAAATCATGAAATCAAAACTCCTCCGTGCGCTAGCCTTCCTAGCGCTTCACCTTCTCCTCCTCCCAATCATCTGGCTCCTCGCCGATGCTTTGATCGGAGGTTCCAATTGACTCTCTACCGTTGCAACGGCTTCCGTTCCGTCCGCTCCGATTCTATCCGAGACGCCGCCGGGGTTTTCGCGAAACGTGCCGCCCGGCGGGCTTTCGGTCGACGGGGTATCGTCCGAACCATGGTTGAGGATTCCTACGTTCCGAACCTCTCGATTGTGGAGTTTGCCGCTTTCATCGGATATCCGACCGGTCCCAATGAAACGACTGGCCACAATGTTCGTTTTACCGTGATCCATGGAGGTTCCCGATGAACGGATTTATCCTTCATGAAGACTCTCAAAGGGTCATCATTGCAACGGGCTTCGAGACCGCCAGTGACAACCGAAAGACGGGCGACATGATCCAAGTGTGGATCCTAGTGAAATCCGTTTCCCCCACCGAAGCGATCAAATCGGGCTTGGACCGCCTGATTTGCGGTTCATGCGTCCACCGTGGCGACGGGCACGGGAAAGAGCGCTCATGCTACGTCAACGTGGGCCAAGCTCCACTCGGCATCTGGCGGGCATGGAAAGCGGGCGCATACCTTCCGTTGCCCTCAGCCTCCGTTTTCGCAGGCCGGAAAGTCCGCTTCGGAGCCTACGGGGACCCGACTTGGATTCCCCTTAGCCTTGCCTTGGCCATTGCTGGCGTTTCCTCCGGGTGGACAGGCTACACCCACCAATGGAGAAAACCCTCTTTGCAAGGCTGGCGTTCCCTCCTAATGGCCTCCGTTGATTCCATCGCTGAACTTGTGATCGCCCGCTCACTCGGGTGGAGCACCTTTCGCGTGACCCCCGATCTAGATCATCACACGGTGGAGACGCTGTGTGCCTCCGATCGGAACGGGACCCCGTGTGTGGATTGTCTGGCCTGTGCGGGAGCCCGTTCGGGTGTCCGTTCAATCCATATCCCCGTCCATGGGACCGGAGCCCGGCATTTCATAGAGTCTGCCAGTGTGTGAGTTGTCCGGACAGCCTATGGGGGCGACTCCGTAGGTTGCGCGGGCAATTGACGCCCTTACAAACCATATGAAAACCATCGTCACACAGTATTCCTTCATCGAATCCTTCCGCGCCTGCGGTCGTGAAAACCAGTTCTCCTATCCTGCGATGTGCGCCCTTTTCGCACACCTTGAACGGTGGGAAGATGACACGGACACGGAGCTTGAATTGGACCCGATCGCTCTTTGCTGCGATTGGCAGGAATTTGACAGCCCGCTTGAAGGTGCAAAGGCCTTCGGATTTCAAGTCGGGTCAGACGATTCGGAAGAGACTCCGATCGAATGGCTTACGAACCGGACCGATGTCATTCAATTCTGGGAAAACGGAGTTTTGGTCCGTGTGTTCTGAACCCATGAAAACCGCTTTCAATCTCATTCAACGGGACGCATTCAAGTGCGCCGTGGGTCGCGCCATGTTCTGCTGTCACCCTGACTGCGGTGTGATCTTGGATTACCGCCGTGCCGTGGAGCTTTCCGCTTGCAAGGGTTCCAATTACGTATCGGTGAAGGTGTTCTGCGCCGACTGCGCCGACCGAGTGCGCCCTGTGATTGAAAGCAAGCTAGGTCCCCTTGGATTGCGCCTTGAAGTTGTGGACGGAAGGGAATTCCGGTGACCGACCTATTCCGTGCTCTGGGATATCTTCTCCTTGGCGCTTTCTTCGTTGCCCTGATGGTCCTCTCCGCCCTTGCGGGCAACGGCTGAGAAGTCGGCCACTCTCCCTTTCGCCCCCGTATGGTTCGCCCTGCGGGGTTTTTCTTTGCCCGGATCCGGCGTCCACTCGCCCCGCTATTCCGGAGCCCGCCTTGCCCCTATTCCGCCCCGTCGCGCCCGCTTCCTTCCTTCCTTTCCGGACCCCTAGTCAACCCGGCCCCCGGAGCCAGGTTTCGCCCCCCAGGACATCCAATGTACAACCAGGTTAGACACGCCATGTCCTACCCCTCCACCCTCGCGCCAGGATCTCCCGCACCCCCATACCCCATACAGAATTCGGAATTCGGAATCTTGAAATCCGGAATCCGCGGAGCCCCGAGCATGGAGCATGGAGCGGTAGAAGCGATTTATTCCATCTCCCACACTTTCCCGCTTGACGCCTGAGCATGGAGCGGTAGGGTGCCATCCGACATGAGCATTCCCCTTGTTCCCTTCCTGCGTCTGCGTGACTGCGAGGAGTCCTTCGTGATGTGCGGTGAGCGGTGGCTATTCGTCACCTGTCTCCGAGCTGACGGCATGCCTGACATCGGTGTGTACCGATTCTCGACGGACCTGACGCACGACTATCTGGCGTGGCGAGAGGCTTTCAATCTGCGCTGATATACAAACAACTGGCCAACGATATGACACTAAGCGAGATCAAGTCGGCTGTGATAGATGGCAAGACTGTGCATTGGAAGAACCATGGGTACCGAGTGATACACGCTCCCAAGCTCAATGACTTCCTGATCCGGTTCGACTACAACGATGACTGCATTGGTCTGACATGGGTGGACGGCGTGACGATGAACGGCGAGGAGGCGGACTTCTTCATTGCCGAGTAGGCCAATCATCCCCATCACCACCCCGCGGAGCCCTCGGACCACCCATCCTGGGGTTTTCCGTTTCCAGCCCCGCGGATACCGCTTTCGCAATTTGATGCGGAAGCCCCCCTCCAACGCACTGGCGACCCCTTTCTGATCGATTGCGAGGCATCCACATCCATCCATCGGACCCGATACTTCGCAATCAGTGGAGGGTCATTGAAAAACCGCCGCTGAGCGCGGGGGGCCGGCACGAGCCCCCACGCAGCGTCTCAGCGTTGCGGTTTTTAACTCCCTAGAAGAGGGAGTGACAAGACTCCCTCTAGGGAGGTAGCAGTGGCTATGGGAACTTCTTGGTATGCTCTGCAAAATGAACATTCCTTTGCATTGACATGTTGCCGTGCATGACGCATTCTGGTCTTGCTATGAGTTACCTAGACAATGGTTCAACGCTTCGGTCGATGTTCCGACTGATGCCCCCGCAACGCCACGATGCTGATCCGGATCGATCCGAGGTTCTGGCCTACATTCGTGAGAATCTTAGATGTGAGCTTGGCCGTGCAATACGCGCATTCAACTCTATGAGGAACAAGAAGTCCCAAGTGATTGTTTATGACATGGTCCATAGGCAGTGGCGTGGGTGTGACTGGGTGCCTCCGGAGGATGAGGACAAGGTTTCGCTGCTCCTGAGAACCATCAACGAGTTGAAGCGTGACGTTGCGTATCTGAAGACTTCGGTGAAGAAGCACGAGAGGTTGTTTGGCCAACTGGAGCGTAAGCGATCGCGCAAGCGCGAGGAGGAGGAGCCTGAATCCGAGGTTGAGGTTCAGGAAGAGAAAAGCTCCCTGGATGTGGATCCTAAGGAGCTCGAGCGTAAGAAGAGGGAAGAGGAAGATGCGGCTTACGATAAGTCTTCCAAGGAGTTTTGGGGTGCTATCCTCGCCGAAATGAACGACGAGCCGGTGGCTTCGGCTGCTTCAACTCGGCCCCGGTCATCACCATCGGATTCCACTGCTCCCACACAATCCCACTTGGAGAATGCTGAAGATGTAGTGAGTTAGCATCCAGCCTTGATCCGCGCTTGCAGAAGGCCAGTTGGAACCGTCGAGGCTTCGACTGGCCTACTTCTACCAAGACCGC